AATAGCAAGAAAGGTCTGGCTGAACAAACTCTAGTCGAGGAAGGCAACAGGCACCTAATCCTAGCTCCTACAGATACTCTAGGTCGTCCTTACCAGAAGCCTACAATCTCAGACCATATTGCAGGACAAGATAAGCCTGTATCAATCTACGAAGTCCAGGAAGTTGTATCCGGTCAGAAGATGCTCTTTTATATTTGTAGGGTGTCTAGATGATTAAAATGAAAATCTTGGACAACAGGTTTAAGGTATTCCAGAAGATCAAGGAACTAGAGGAAAAGCTGGAACAGCTACCTAAAGCCTACATGAAAGAACTGGCCACAGAGGTTGTATTGCACTCGCCAGTAGATACCGGGACTTACATGGATCATCATAACATTGGTGAAGTTGGTGTTCCTGTCAACTCTCATGGTAAGCCTAAAGGACAAGATTGGCAACCATTCGCGGATAACGCTATTGAACGTATGTTCTACCAGATTGACAACCTACCTAATGACACAACAAGATACTTTATCAGCAACAGTGCTGTATATGCAGAGAAGGTTGAACTAGAACATATGCCTTATACAATCGCCAAGGCAAGTGCAGAGAAGAACCTACTAGAAGCTAGAAGGAAAGTTGGGCTATGAACTATGATAAAATTCTAGCTGCTCTCGAAAGTCGTCTAGCTTCCATTGAAGGTGTTCCCGCTATCGCCTATGAGAATGTCAACTACAGTCCTACAGTTGGCACTCCATTCCTACGAACTAGATTTGTTCCTATTGATCGTAGAACTCCTTTCTATGGACAGATGCCAAATGGCAAACCTTTCATGCAACGCTATGTAGGTCTATTCCAAGTAGTTCTAAACTATCCAGAGGGACAAGGACAAAAGCCGACAAACACTATGGCTAACCTTATCTGTGACAGGTTTGAAGCTACAACAGATATTCAGTTTCAAGACATAGCAATCACAATTAACAGAACAGAACGTATGAGGGGATTTCCAGAAAGCCCTTGGTTCAAAACTCCGGTCAATATCCACTGGACTTGCTTTACTAACTAACAAAGGAAATACAAATGCCATTTGCTCAAGGTGCGCGTAGCGGCCTCTCATATATTAAAGAAACAGTATTCGGAACTACACCTGCTACCGGGAACATGCTCTCAATTCCCTACACTGGTAGTTCACTTAACCTAAACAAAGAACAGATTACTTCTGCTGCACTAATGCCAGACCGTATGATCCGAAATGATCGTCATGGCAACCGTCAGGTAGGCGGTGAAATTACTGTAGAACTAGGACCGGTTGACTTTGATCCACTTCTAGAAGGTGCGTTTATGTCAACTTGGGCAACCAACGTCCTTAAAGTTGGCACAACTCTTTCGACCTTCTCATTTGAAGATGCTATGCAAGACGTTAACGTATTTCGTATGTTTAACGGTGTTGCCGTAGGTTCTCTGGGTCTTTCAGTTGCTCCTAACCAAATGGCTCAGGCTACTTTCGGTCTAGTTGGTCGTGATGCAGTTATTACCGCAACATCAAGCAAACCTACAAAGACTGCTCCTGCCTCACATGCACCATTTGATAGTTGCTCAGGCGCTCTCCGTATGGGTAACACAGGTGGAACTCTCTCAACTGTTGGTGTTGTTACTGGTATTGAACTAAGCCTTAACAACGATATTTCACCAGCTTTTGTTGTAGGTTCATGCTCTACCGCAGACCTAGAATTTGGTATGGCTACAGTTAGCGGAACTATCTCAGCTTATATCAGTGATCCAACTGTTTATAACCGCTTTGTAAACGAGACAGAAACAGCAATTGAGTTTACTCTAAACAACGCTGCTGCTAACCGTCCCTACACCTTCCTAATTCCCCGCGCTAAATTCAACAGCGGTGATCTTCCTGTATCTGGTCCTAAGTCTCGTGTTATGAGCATTGGCTTTAGCGGTATCTATGATTCAGCTACAAACACTGTGCTACAAGTTACCCGCACAGTAGTTGCCTAATTCCCTACGGGGAAGGGCCGCAATAGTTGTCGGGTTCTATTGCGGCCCACTATATTTTATCAACCCGAAAACAGAAAAGGAATAACCCGATGGACCTTAAGAATTTTGTGCCTTCTAACGATAACGTAGAAGTTGAACTAAAGATTAAAGATAAGAACCTAAAGAACGCTGATGGAACCAACATGACCATTACGGTTATGTCTCCCTACTCCAAAGAGTATAAAGAGGTAGTTCACAAACTTAGCAACGAACGAATGAAGAATCTAAAGGAAGCTAGTGATGAAACTAAGTTCCAGGATTTCGAGGAATTTGCTCTTAATGTTATGGTTGAGACAACCGTAGATTGGAACATCACTTGGGAAGGCAAGAAGCCAAAGTTCAATAAGAAACTTGCCCGTGAGATTTATGACAGTGCGTTCTGGATTAAAATTCTAGTTAACGAGGCTACTGCTAAACTCGTGGATTTTACCATTCCCTGATAGACGACTTAGTGACCTATGCGAAACATACCTTTGAGTTAGCCAGGACTGATGATAAAGGAGTTTCGCTAAAGTCACACTTAGAAGCAGTAGAGCGCCAAACAGGGATTAGACCAGAGGAACTAAACTTACCACAGTTTCCTGATCTGCTGTCTCCTGTCTGGCGCATTTTTATTGAACTAAGCAACAGTCGTAATCAGGGTTTCAGTGGTCCTGCTCCAATCTCATTTGAGCAAATGCAAGCCTACAACTCGATTATGGGCAAACTCATTGGTCCGCTAGAAGTGCAGATCATTCAAAAATTAGACCGAGAATATTTAGGGATTATGAATAGTGGCTGATGTAGATATTGTTGTAGATAGTGGCGATCTAAAAGCTGCAATCGACCTTCTTAACGAATATGGTATGTCATTTACCCAAATGGTTAATAGGGTCCAAACCGAAGGTAACAGACTTGCCAGAGCATCTAAAGCAACTGCATCACAAGTAGAGCAGGCTCTAGATCGCGCTCAAAGCGTTATCAATAACCAGAAGCTAGAGCAAGCTGCAAAGGATGAAGCTCAGACACTTAAGCGTCGGGAACAGAATTGGAAACAGTTCTTCCGGCAAGACTACCTTAAAGGTGGCACTACAGGTATCAACGCTTCTAACTCTGTCCTACTTAAACAACTAGAAACACAAGCTGCCGAAGAACAGCGTATTCTCAAACTTCGTGAACAAAGCTGGAAACAGTTCTTTCAACAGGACTTCATGAAAGGTCCAAGTGCCGGTGAATCTGGTGCGCCTAACTCTGCTGCTAGTTCTGCCCTTGTAGAAAGAGAAAGAGCATTAGCAGATGCTATGAAAGAGACTACCGCAGCCGCCCAAAGTAAAGAGCGTGAGATTGCTGCTCTTACTGCAAAATACAATCCCTTACTAGCTGCCGAAGGGCAATACCGCAAACTACAAGGAGACATTAATCGCGCTCATCAACTAGGCGTTATTGACGTTAAGCAAATGGCTGCTGCTCTAAATCAACTTGATACAGAGTATAAGGCACTAAGTAGTGGTGTTTATCTTGCAGGTTCTCGTTTCAACCAGTTTGGTGAAATGGCAGGTATTTCTGGTAAAGCTGCCTCTAGGTTTGGTATGTATGCCCAACAAGCAGGTTATCAGATTGGTGACTTTGCAGTTCAGCTACAATCAGGAACTAACGCAGGTGTAGCTTTCTCTCAACAGGCTGCTCAGTTGGCTGGTCTAATTCCCGGTCTAGCTGGTGCGCTTACTACCTTTGCTGCTATTGGTCTAGGTCTAGTTATCCAGTCCTTCACTAGAGGTAAGAAGGAAGCTGAGGAAACCTACGCTAGTATTAGTGATTTTGATGATCTAGACCGGACATTCAAGAACCTTGGACTTAGTGTAGATCAGAACCTAACTCAAAGTATCTCTCGTGTTCGTCAAGAATATGGTGCCTTTATCGCTGATATTGCTAGGTCAAAAATTCAAGGGACACTAGATCAGATCAAGGGTAACTCCACAAGTCTACTCCAACGTCAAGCTACAGTTAATGATCCTAGTGCTAATGCTGGTTTTTGGGGTAGAACATTCCAAACTCCTAACACTAGCCTAGAAGCTACAATGGAAGCCGCTAGGGCTGCAAGAGAATATAACGATGTTCTAGCTCAAGTCCAAGCTGCTCACGATCAACTATTTAATGGTAGCATTAATAGTCAAGCAGAGCTAGTAAACCGTTGGCAAGAGTTCTATGAGACTATCGAAGCAATTCCCGGTATTTCTCAAGACATTTTAAGTCACTTCATTAAGATTGGTGAAGAAAGCGGACTTAACGCTAAAGCTGTTGAAAATATTAACGGTAATTGGACTGCCACTAACGAGGCTGCATCTAAAGCCTTCCAAACCTACAAAGAACAGAATGAAGAACTTCGTAGGTCTAACGCTCTCGCTAGGGTTAAACTCCAATATGGTGAAAACTCTATCCAGTATCTCAATGCTGAACGTGACCAACAACTAAGCATCTTTGAGACTGAAATGAGGCGGGCTGGTATTAAGGGGACTCTACTAGACAACCTTATTGCTCAGAAGACAGAACAGATTGCTATTGAGCAAGCCGCAGACCGTTACGAGATTGCGCTACAGACTATCCTACGCACTCTAGAGAACATTTCTGGCATTGATATTTCAGGTGTGTTTACTAGGGCTGAGGCCGCAGCTAATCGCCTTCTAGGCGTTGTTAATGCTGTTGGTAGGGGTATGGCCCAACTAGGTAGACTAGGGCAAGAAGCGGCTGTTCTACAGGCTCAGAACCAAGCTTTACAGGAAGGTAAAACTCCCGGTCAGGCTAGAGTTGCTGGCGATGTTGTCCGCTATGGTCAAAGCCTAGACCTACCAGATAACTTGTTTGGTCGTATTGTAGGCGGGGCTATGAAAAAAGCCTATGAGGCAAATGCCCTACAAAATCTAGAATATGAAGAACAATTCGCTGCTGGAACTAAAGCTTGGAACGAAGCAAACAATCCTAAAAAGGGTGGTAAGAAAGGCGGTAAAGAGAAGAAGTCTGACGAGGAAAAAGCTGCTGAGAAGGCTGCTAAGAAACTTAACGAGTTCTACGACCAGTTTGAAAAGAACATGGAACAGCAACAAAGGCTGATCGGTGTTTATGGAGAACAGAAGGAAGAACTTGAAAAGATTATTGAGGTAGAAAACCGTCTTGGCGAAGCTAGGCACCTTGTCTCAGATGCTCAAATTGAAGCTATGGCTAGGGAAGAACTTGCCCTAGAGCGTAGACTAAAACGAGAGCAAGACCTTTTCAACATGGCTTCATCTAGCTTTGAGTCTTTCCTTATGGACGTTGTTACTGGAACCGCTAGTATCGAGGATGCTTTCAAATCTATGCTTGCATCTATCATTAAAGAAATCTACCAGACCTATGTTGCTAAAGGTGCTGCTGATACAGTTGCTCAAACAGTGATCGGTCTAATGTCTGCTAAAGGGAACTCATTTGGTGCCGGTGGTGTCAAGATGTTTGCCAAAGGTGGTGTTGTAGATAGTCCTACACTATTCAATTATAGTGGTGGAACTGGAATGATGGGTGAAGCTGGACCAGAAGCTATCCTACCACTAAAGCGTAATGCTCAAGGTAAGCTTGGTGTAGAAATGCAAGGTGGTGGTTCTGGCGATGTTAATATCAATAACCATTGGCATATTGCTGCTAACGGTGATGATACAATCCGTAAGGTAATCCAAGAGCAACTACCTGCTATCACTAACGTAGCTAAAGCTGCTGTAGTTGATGCTCAACGAAGAAAACAAGGAGGCTTTAAATAATGACTGTCTCATATCCCGCGACAGTTCCAACTAGCGGTATCACTAATCTAACTTGGACTAACGCTACCGCTAGTCTTATCTCTCGCTCTCCTTTTACCTTCCAAGGTCAAGCACAAGCCTACCCCGGTGCAATCAGATATGCTTCTATTAGTGTAAATGATCTAAACCGGGAGCAGGCAGAAGATTGGGTTGGTTTCTTAGACTCTCTACATGGGACTCTAGGAACCTTCCTTTTCGGTGATCCTATGGCAGTTGCTCCTATGGGTGTTGGTGGTGGTGGAGTTCCTCTCGTTCAAACTCGCGCCACAACTAACCTAGACTCTCTTACTGTTTCTGTTAGTGGGTCTGGTGCGGTAACTAACTGGCTTAAGCGTGGAGATTGGATACAGCTAGGAACTGCTCTAGACTCAAGACTGTATAAAGTTTGTAATAACGTAAACCTTAACTCTAGTGGAGTTAGTGGAACAATTAACATTTGGCCTAAGTTCAGAATTGTTCCCGGAATTGGCGATATTGTAACTATCTATTCACCTAAAGGATTGTTCCGCAGATCAAGTGGAACCTTTAACTACACAGAAACTAATAACTGTAGATACAATATCTCTTTTGATTGTGAGGAAGTAATTTAATGAAAACCCTAAACTCGACCCTTGAGGCTGCTCTTAATTCTCCCTCTGTAGAACTATTCTTTGCTGTTGAACTATTCTTTGACCAAGGCACTATGCGACTTTGGACTGGCGTAGGTAACAAGACACTTAATGGTAACGTATATACTGGCACGGGTTCCCTACTTTCTATCACAGGTATGGAAGAAGCGGATGATATGTCTGCTCCCGGTGCCAGCATTACCCTAACAGGTATTGACTCTGCTATTGTTGTTACTGCTCTGTCTGAACCCTACCAAAACAGAGAATGCCGTATTCATTTCGGTAGTGGGAGCGATTTTGTAGAAGTGTTCTCAGGCTTCATGGACGTAATGACCATTGATGACTCTGGCACAACTTGCACTGTTAATATCCAGTGTGAAAGTCGTCTTATCATGTTAGATCGTATAGTTCCTTTGAGGTATACTCATGAGACTATGCAGAACCTTTATCCCGGCGATACCTTCTTTAGCTTTGTTTCTGATCTAGCGGATAAACAAGTTTCTTGGGGCAGAAGCACTGGCGGTCTTGGTGGTTGGCTATCTAGTGTAGTTAACCTAGCTGCTAACCGTGGAAGGTAATAAACATGAAACCCGAAATGATTACTTATCTACAAAGCAAGGCAAAGCAAGAGTTTCACGAAAAGACTAACCACTGCGTTCAGTTTACTAATCATCTTTGGGAACTGTATCACGGCTTTGAATACTGTCCAGAGTATAACCAAATGGTCACCTTAAGGGACTCGAAGTTCAGTAACGCACTAGATGCTTTCGATGCTGTTTTAGAACGCTCAGAGAAGCCACAGGAAGGCCACCTAGTAGCCGTTAAGGTTCCGGGGGATACTGCCCTAGAGGGAATAGTTATAGGCTTCTGTGTTGGTGATTTAAGCGTGTTCCTCAACAAGCGTGGTGTGCGCTACATTCCTACCAAGTTGGTAGATTACTCATGGAAGAATAAAGATGCAAGAATTTAACCCACTCTACATTCATCCCTACAAATATAACCAATGGTCTAGGGTTCCTCGTGGTCCTCTTGCTGTTGCTGTAGGTGGTTTCCTGTTCGGCGGAACTGCACTAGCTACAATTACTGTCGCAGGTGTCAGTCTTGCAACTATTGGTGGTTTCCTAATCACTACTGCTATTACTTCTTGGGCTCTATCCGCACTTATGCCCAAACCACCAGAAGGTCAACAGGGTATTCTA